GGCTGAGACCGGAGCGGAGTTCTTCACGCAAGTCACGAACGAGTCTGCGATAGGAAGAAAAGCCTGCACGCCAGTTTGCCCGCTGTGATGAACGCTCACGACCGAGTTTCTGAAGGAGGTGTTGCACTCGGTTACGATCGTGAAGTATTTCGACGCGGTCGCCTTCTGCGCATCGTTGAATGTGCCCGAGTTGTAGTACGATGCCGTTATCTTGATCGCGCTCGAAACAGCTTGACCTACATCGCTTGATCCCTGAATAGCTGCTCGGTATGGGTCGGTGACTGGACAGCCTGCTAGAAGCAAAACTGCTACAAAAAGTCCGAGAAACCTACGCATCGAAGATCTCCTTACGAATTTGTCGAGGCCGGAGGGACAGCCTTCGTTGTAACTCCCATCTTCGCCCGATTCCAATTCGCCGCGGCGAAGTGAGTAATGCCGAAGAACCAAGAGTAAAAACCGTTGTTGCCGGACGGCTTCGGAAGCTGATCAACCGCCACAGAGAAGAAGTAATAAAGAAAAAGCTGGTGAGCCACAGCCCAAGCCGTCAATCCAGCGAATGTAATGACTGCAAGCAAAGTAGTCATCTAGATTTTCCTTTCACTAATGAACTCCAGCCGAGTACGGTGCGTTGACTTGTCGTGCACCTCGTTGGTTCGCGGTCAGCATCTTAACGTAATCCTCGTAACGCTGCGGCGCTTTGATAAGCTGTGGTATATACGCAAGAGCGTCGAGCTGGTCTACGAATTTGCCCTTCGGGAATGTCGTGTATTCACCGAGGAAGTCCTGGAATTTACGCTGAGTGTGGAAGCGTCCGGCCTCAAAGATCGGCGCAAGGACGTTTCGAATACGCCATTCCTTCTTACGAGTTAGCTCGCCGTCAGGCCCTTCGACCTCGCCTTTAAGTTCGACAATTCCAAGTCGTCTGTCCTTAACACGACACATCTCAAGAATGTGATGCCCAATATATTTCTGAGCTGCAATCGTCTCGAGTCCAATCTTCGTAAGGCTCCATTTGCCTGCAAAATTGAAGATCTCACCGTAGAACTCGTCATACCCGCAGGCTTTCGCCCAGCTGTCAAGAAGATAGTACTCAGCATTCGCTGCCTCCCCGACTATCATGATCGCATGACGGCAGCGTCCCATACCGGCGTTGCCACTGTGGTTCGGATCTACGGTCATTCCTACTCGCAAATGCGCTACAGGAAAGTCTTTACGAACGACTCCGTCACGCACTTCGTGACGTATCATCTTCTTAAAGCCGTTTGTTTCACACGGCTCTTCGATAGAGAACCAATTAAGCCAAGGCTCTTTGAAGTCGGCGTTCTCGGGAGCGGCCGGGTTGTTGAGGAACTGGCAGGAGAAGTGATAAGAACCAAGGCGGTTGCGCCATCGCGTGAGCTTCTCAAAGGAGAACTCCTCTGGGAAGATCGGTATATCTGGCGGGTGCTCAGGACAGCAACCGCCAAGAGCACTATGAGTCACGATCGTAAACTCAGGTTCGTGTTCACGAACGTGCGAGTTGAGGTCGGTGTAACCCCAACGATTCCCTACGACGAACTCATCATTCTCGGACTGAGCCGCCGTTTTGGTGCCACGTTCCGGCTCTTGCTCCTCAAACGCGCCTACGAGGAGTCTGTGATAGTCAATCGTCTTGTCCATGACCGAGATAGACTCGATCGCTTTTCGACCAACAAGGTCGTCTTGAACGACCAGCCCGTCATAGTGTCGAGACTGTAAAGCACCACCGACACCGAGGAAGTCGTAAGTGCCTTCGCCGTGGGATGAGGCATCGGCGCTTCGCTTATGATGAAGTGAGTAGTTGGACCATATACAGGAGGAGTCAGGGAGTATCTCAGGAAAAAGAACACGGAATATAGCGTTGGAATCGTAGTGGCCGCTGATACGAGTACCGAGCTTCGCTGCGTTCGTAACGTTCTCGGCGACGAGAAGGTTGCGAGAATCTCGGCGATGCATTCGTTTCATGAACGAGATAAACTCATCGTCGTAGCCTAACGTCCTAAAACGGGCCTCGTCCTCCGTCCCGAAGGGTAAAGAGCGCCACATCGGGAAGCCTTCAGAGCATATCGTGGACTTGAAATGGTCGCGCGGGAGTTCGTAGACGTCCTTGAGGTGGTCACGTTCGAGGCTTCGACACCAATTCTTGTGAAGGTTTTCTGTGAGGCGCTTACGACGTAGTGTGTTCTTGATGAAATAGTAAAGCGAACCGAGCGCGTTCGTCCGCATCTTAGCGATCTTATCCGCGTGCGCGTCGGTCGATTCTATCTGAACTGGAGCAAAGACTTGCAGTTTAGTAAGTCAACGGGGGCTGACTTGCTTACGCTGAGTTCCTCCTTCGGACGATTTATTCAAAAACCCTTACCGCTCGGGTGAGTCGGTGTCGTGTTGAATGCCGACTTCGTATAAGAGCTTGCTTTGCGCGCGCTTCGTTTAGGAACGGACTTCGAAGCGAAGCTGTCGGTGATTGGATACTCGGGCTTCGCCTTTTGGCGCGCGGACTCCTTGCTTGGGTGGCCGCGACCGTGCTTCATCTTCGGAGGAGCCCCCGAAGGGGATGTGAATGAACGTCCCATGTCAAACCCCCCACTTTCCAATTCCCTTTGGCGAAGTCGTTCCGTTAACACCGTTCCTCGGAGCCCATCCGACCTGAGCTGGCGAGGACGCAGAGGCGTCGGCAATGCCTATCGACGGGGCCGAGGCTGCTGGAGCTTTCGAGGAAGAAGCGCCGAGCTTCGACTTCGCTTCTTGAAACTTCGCAAAGCCGGGAACCTTTCCAAGAGCTGCTCCGATGAGTCCGCCTGGCATGTCTAACCTCCTACGAAGTACGCTTATGCGGCCGGCTGACGCCGGCCTTACTCACAGGGCCTTTGTGCGCACCGCCCGCAGCTTTGCGATGCACGTCAGCAAACCCTGTCGGGAAGCGGCTGCGGTCGTACGCGCACCGGATCGGAGGCCCTGTGAGTGGAACCGATTTCCCGGATTTTGTACACTTAGACGCCTCCCGACTAATTCACCTTCTTCGCATCGACATACGTCGTAGCGATCTTGTTGCCTTCCTCCGCCGCCGAGTCCAAGACCGAGGCCGGAACTCCCGGAGCGACAGCTTCCTGGTCTGGCGATGCCGGGAGAGTCCGGTCTGGGTCTCTATCGAGTATTTCTTTGGCTGCGGCCATAGCGGCTTTCAAGTCACGGCGTTGAGTCACGGTATCCACCAGACATCTTAAAGCTGCGGGAACGGCCTGACGGCATTCGTTATGAATCGCTTCAACTTTGCCGGCCAAGGCCCTATCCATCGCTGACAAATGTCCGTTCATCAAAGCGGCTTCGTAATCGACGTATTCTGGGGAGGCTAGCAAGCGGGCGAGACCCGATACGCTCATGCCGAGCATGTCAGCAATCTTTCGATCCGTAATCCCCGCTATCCTCCATCTAGCTACTTGCGGTATTTTGATGTGAGGTAGCTTCAGCGTGAACGGCATTCTTAGTGTCCTCTTCGAAGGAGCGAAAGTTTCCTCCGCGATTGTCTCGATTCTCGTGAGTCTTGATTCGATGACAATTCGCGCAGAGGAGCTGCACTTTGTCTCTAAGTTTTCCCTCAATAATACGCAAGTACATTGTCCAGCGTGTTCCTGTGTAATATTGATTTCCTGTTTTTACGTTTATCGCCTTATGAAAATCTCCTTGACCTCCGTCGATATGGTCAATTTCAAGAGCCCTCTCGTCGGAAAAACCACAGCGACTACATTTCCCTCCTAGAGCGATAACAGCCTTCTTTCGAAGGTTAGTTATCTTATCTCTCACCTGACCCGGACTGTGATGCCCCGGCACTGAGCCCTACTTTGAATCGGCCGGCGCGGGGGAGGGCTTTTCGGGCGTCTTAGCTTCAGTCTTAGACTCTGTCTTAGCCGTGGCTACTGTCTTAGCCGTGGCTACTGGCTTAGCTGTCGAAGGCGGAACGGACTTAGCTGTCGCCGCAGCGACTTCCTCAGCTGAGTGCGAATCGCACGCTGGATTTGTCTTAGATTGCCAATCCGCTCGATGAGAGCCTAAACCGCAAACGACGCACTTTCGTTCAACAAGCTTCGCTACCGGACCTGGCGAAGTCGCCATAGAACCTCCTTGACACAAGACAAGATACAGCTCTACCACAACTACGGCGATCCTACCACGTGCGGCTTGGGTTGTCAAGTTCTTTTAACTCGCTTAGGATCAGCGAGTTACGGGCGAAAGCCGCGAAGCGTGTAAAACTTACCTTCTGTGTCGTTACTCGAAACATAGCGAAGCTATTGTTACTTTTGTTAATGAAGGTGAGGGAGGAGTTGGACGAAGTGGAAAAA